GCTGTTGCCATTTCTATTGCCTTTCATCTTCTTCTATACACTCTTTACATCTACAGTTTTGACAAACCACTATAGCTCTCTCATTAGGATCAACAAACTTTCTTAAAGTTCTACCACAATGACACTCATGACCACAGTTGCCACAGTTGCCCATAAATTATTTTCCAACTTTTTTCATAGCAGCTTTATGTGCTGCCCCAAAAGTTTTACCTGCTCTCATCTGCTTTTTCATAAAAGCCATATGTTTTGGTGTATGATGTACAGCATGTTTCTTCAAAGTATCTTTCTGTCTTTGAGTTAAAGATCCTCCCTTTTTCATTTTAATTGGAGGTCTCCCTCTTTTACTTCCATATGTTCCTTTTCCGTATGGCATTAACATCTCCATCTTTTTCTAGCTTGTCTTAATCTGCTATTTGGATTCTTAGCAGCTTTTGGAAACTTCTTCATTTGACCTGCTGATCTAGCACAATATGATTTACGTCTAGATGCTCTCTTACCTGTAGGTTTCTTTTCAGTTACAGCAGTCTGTAATTTAGAACCGGGGTTTTGCCTACGATATTTAGCTACCCCTTTCTTTGTCATGCCAGCACCTTTTGTGGTAGCACGTTTACCTCCTCCTCCAATAGTAATACCTTTCATATTACTAGGTTTTCTTGTTTTCTTTTTCTTTCTTACTGCCATAAGTATACCTATATTTTTCTTTTAAGTATTCCGAAGTATCTTTCCAATAACCATTAAATGTTTTATAATCTTTTCTTTGAGGTTGTATCTGTGTTGTATCTACTAGACTACAGTTATCTTTTTTATCGTCTACAGATTTATTATATCTTGTTATAAACTCTTCTTTAGATACAACTTCTTTTACTTTACTAGTATATATTTCTATTATTTCCATTAATACATTTTATTAGAATAAGTTGCTTTGCCAAATCCTCGTAAAGCTTTACCACCACCTCTACGATAAACTGTACCACCTTTTTTCTTTTTAGGCATTGCCATTTTAGCCATTTCAGATTTAGTCATACCTTCATAAGGATTTTTTGTTTTTTTCCCTTTTACTCCTAAAGCTCTGCCTAATGTACCAGGTAGTTTAATACTTTGCCCTATTCTTATTTTATTAGGATCTTTAATATTTGGATTATACTTTAATAATTGTTTCAAACTCATTTTATTTTTTTTAGCTATTTGTGAAAGAGTATCTCCAGCTTTAATTTTTTGTGATCTATTAAGCATAGAACCAACTCCTAAAGCTCCTAATGCAGAATACGCACCACCAACAAGAGCTTTATCTTTAGTACTCATTTTAGTACCTGCTCCAGTATTTATAATAGATTTTTTTCCAGTTTTTTTAGCTGTAGTTTTTTTCTTTTTTGTTGGTGTACCTGTAGCATCCACTTTTCTTTGGGAAGGAGGCTTACTCATATCATCTAACTTTTTTTTAATTTCAGGTGTATCAAAATCCTCAAATGTTTTTGTTTTCTTTTTTGTAGGTGGTTTTGGTGTAATTTTTTTACCTGCTGCCTTACCTACTTTCTTTTTTGCACTCATTTTATTCTCCTATTGAAACTTTAAATGATTTACCTTGTTGATAATCTTCATCAACTACGACATCTTGAGGTTTGCCTACAACGGATGGTCCTTTACGTGCAGCACCAAATCCTTGTCCAGTAGGCTTACCTACTATCTCATCCAATTTAGCTGGACGTTCTAGTCTTGTATGTGGACCTAAACCCATTTTAACTTCTCCTTTTTTTTCTTCTAGCTTCACTTAATGCTATAGCTTTAGCTTGCTTTGGATTTTTTACTTTCTTTTTTGACTTACCTATTTTAAGAGTGCCTTTTTTAAATTCACCCATTACTTTTTTTATTTTCTTTTTACCTGCTTTTGTTATTTGATTTGAAGCACTAGCTCTATTTACCACGTTTCATAGCCTTTCCATAACCTCGTTTAGCACACCCAACACCTTTAGGTCTGCCAACTTTTCCCCCTTTTTTTCTACTTCTTTTTTTATATACAGAATTATCTTCTAACATTTTTTGCAGTTTCTTGGAACGAGAAGAAAAGCCTTTTCCCATTTGCTCTTTTTCTCTTTTCATAGTTGCTTTTCTTCTAGGAGTATTAGATAGTCTAATCAACTTAACTGCTTCAGACCTCATTAGTTGTGATGGAGATTGACCTGATTCTTTAATGTCTGCGTCAGTCCACCCCTCATCCTTTAAAAATTTTAAAGCTTCTTTATCACTAAGCAGACCAGCAGAGTCTATCATCTCATATAAACCAGCGGCACCAAATCCTAATGCTAGTGGTCCACCAATACCAGTTGCTGCTGAAGCTCCCATTCTAGCACCAGTTTTACCAAGACTTTTAAGTAGTTTGTTTCTTAGTCTTTTTTGTAAATTTTGAGCTTTTTTAGAACTTAATGCTTTTCCTGCTCCATATACTACTCCCGTCTCTGCAGCTAAAGCTCCATACGGGTCATCTATAGGATTTATTGGCAACTCTGATTTAGAATAAGCCATTTGACCTCCAGCCCCAATCCCAATACCTATCGCACTTTTTATAGGATTATATTTTTTAGACCCTTTAATCATTAATCATAACCTGCACCTACAACCTGACCACCTGTCATGCGATAAGTAATTTTACCACCATGTTTCTTTTTTAACATTTCAAAATCTGTACCAGTAATTTTACCATCTTTATTTACATCTAATTTGTTTTGACCGCCTACTAAACCGCCATCTTTTTTAAATTGTTTTCCTGAAAGAGTTCTTTCTGTATCTGTAATTTTTTTATCTAAATCTCTTACATATTCTTTTTGTTTTGAAGTCATTTCAGAAGGCTCTATTTTACTACCAACATTTTCCGCAGCTTCTTCAACTTTAGTTTCTGCTGTTTTTTGTTGTTTTTCTACCTTAGTCTTAGCCTTTTTATTTTTAGCCTTTATTTCTTTTATTGCCTGACGATGCGTTTTACCTGCACTTAATTTATTTACAAGAGACTTTAAATCCTTATTAGGTAAAGTTTGCATATCTTTTAATAGTTTGGGAGTTAAAGTTTCAGCACCTCTTAAATCTAAAATTTCATCATCCTTTAATTTTGTAGGTGGCTTTGGTGCAATTTGTGTACCTACTGCCTTACCTGCTTTCTTTTTAGCACTCATTTTATTCTCCTATGGGGCTGTTGGTGATAAAGTATCAGGACCGCCAGCAGGAGATGCAGCTACAGCCATGTCATCCTGTCTTGTCCTTCTAGCTTGATTATTAAGTTTTAATACTGAATTATTATATTCATTTTGCCACACTTGAAGTGTAGTCCAATCTTTCATATACATAGTAGCTTCTACCATGCATCCTGCAAAGAGAGCTTCATAACAGTAGTCACTAAAGTAATTTTGAGTAGTTACACTTGTACCTGTAGCAGAAGCTAGAGGTAGTGGTTGAGATTGAGATTGTATCTCTACAGTCAATGCTGATACTGGTGTAGGTACAATCTTAATACTTGAATTATTTTTTCTTGAATAATATCTGGGTGTACCTGTTGATGCACTAACAGGCCAATAGTCATTTGCATATTCCATTGTTCTAGGAAGTAGATTAGTTACTGTTGTTCCTGTACTTACTTTAAAGTTTACATTACGAACAATACGAACTCTATCATTTAAAGATACAGTTCCAGCATTGCCAGATGATACAGATATATTTGTATATTCATCCAGACCAAAGTCATCCAGATCTTTAATCATACGAAATTCGGTTTTCTTTACAAAAGCAGAAACTTGTGTTGCAAATTCTGTAGAGTCGTTTTCAGTCGTATTAATTAAGTCTGTCTTTAAGTAAGAAAAATTAGGCATACTAACCTACAAAAGCTGTAAGAACACAACCATCTGTAGGACCAGATACACTAACAACACCATAGACAGGAACACCAAGTTCTCCCATATAAATATCTGTTGCTTCGTTAGCTGCTACCTGAAACTTAATAGCTGTACCTTCTGCTGTTTTATTAGTAATCTGTCTTTGTCCCTTTATAGAATATGATCCAGCAGCAGTTGCTAAAGCATGAACAGCCAGTATACGAGTTACAGATGGATTATTACCATCGGCTGTTCCGTTATCTCCAACAGTTGCATCATTTTCTACAAACGTAAGAACAGCATCACCTGTTGCTATTGCTGCTTTAATATTTGTACTCATGATCTCTCCTTATAGTAGTAGGGAAGTAGCCGAAGCTACTCCCCCACATTTAGTCCTAAGTTCCTGCACTACCGAAGTAACCTCTCCAATCGGAGACACCGAAACTATATCGTTCCCTTGCCTTAAATCGGAGATTACCAGTATCAAAGTCAGGTTCCATCTTAGTTTGAAGAGGTGAACGTACAAACATTTTAGCTCCGTTTGGTACGTCAGTCTTAATAAAATAAGATGTAGTATCTGTGAACCTTCTATTGATATGATATCCTTCAGGTAACATTCCCATATGACGAGTAGCATTGATTGCATTCGTATTTGGATTAGCAGCAGCAGCACTTGTTTGAGTGTTGCCGGGGCTAGATAAAATACGATCTGCAATAGCCCATGAGTCAACAGGGATATGCAATGAAACAGCACTTGCACCAATTAGAATACCACGATCATCTTTGATCTTCTGTACATTGGTTAATGCAGTTTCAAGAGTTGCTTCCGAAAGATCAGCAGCAGCCATTAGGTTGCTCTGGTTTCCATCAGAAATTGTTGGGTGTGCAGCAGAGAAGAAAGCAGCACCATCACCAATAGTATCAGAGAAACCATTGTTGAATAGATTTGCAGCCTTAACCTGTTTTGTATTTGCCATTGCTCTAGCAAGACCTTTTGCACGAAGTTTAGCAAAGGTATCATAAAGATTATCTTCCATTGCTTCTTCAGTGATTGCAAAAGCCAAAGCTACAGTTTCAGCAGTATAACGTGCTGTGTAGCTTTCTTGAGCATCGTCATACGAAACAGCAGCACCTTCACCTTTGGTTGGGGCAGAGCCGAAACCTGTGAATAGTACTTCTTCTTCAAATGCACGATCTGAGTTTTCTACATCGAAGAGGACATCATGTTCGTTGTCCACTTCTCCATACTCCATACCGAATACAGCATTTAAGCCCGGCAGGAGTTCTTTACTAATACTAGCTCTATTAATAGCCATGATTAATTCCTCCTATTAAGCTGTTGATGCCGTAGCCGTTACATAACGGTCACGGTGAGTATTAAGATAAACTTCTACGATTGGATATGCATCCCCATCACCTTCGTCAGGGAAAGCAGCCCTAGCAATACCACGAACAGCAGCAACAGCTTCAGTTCCTGATGCACCATCAAGATAGTAGCTGGACTGACCTGTTACAGTACTTCCAGAAGATGCTGTTGAGCTAACCGTAACATTGTAGTTTTTAACGATCAACATCTCAGCAGCCGATAAAGTTAGTGAAGCCTGAATATAATAAGTTTGATCAGGATCACTGATTACGAAAAATTTAATATCCGTAGCACTTGTTCCACCGGGCCAATACCGGGAGAATTTCTGCTCACCATTTTCAACATATTGACAACCCATAAATACTCCAGAAGGTTTCAACGTAGCAGCAATATACGGAGATATTGTTGCAAAGTTTGCACCGGGAAGTACTACTGGATCACCAGTAAAAATACTATTAGTTGGTGTACCAGCTAGGCCAGTAGATGACCAAGCAATGATATCGGTTACAGCTTCATTGTTGTAACCACCACCAATTTTACGAGCAGGAGTAAAGCCACGAAATGCTTTAGTAGTAGACATATTACACTCCTATTGTTATTAAAGGTAGACTAATTCTGGAAAGAAGGTTGCCGACCTTTAGTTGTTACCGATTTACTTGTATTAGAGATTGGCATACGAGAGTCAGAATTTTTCATAAGCTGTGCATTAACTGCATCCATTTGATCATTAGCCTTCTTCTCATAAAATCTCTGTCTGGCCTTTACCTTTCCACTTGGCATTTTAGCCAAAGCTAGATCCCCACGACAGACTGTACCTTGGTATCGACCATCTTCCCTTACGAAGGATGTAACACCCATTTCAGGAACTTCATCAGGAGTTACGAAGACCCATCCTTCCTGTTGTCTTTTACCAACATTCGTGATGTCATCTTGACCTTTTACAGATATACGAATCCAACGGAGAGACATCTTCTCACCATCGAACCTTGCTTGTACCGTGTCTGGTATTTGGAGGGCATCTGGCTCCTCAAAGGTCCACTCTTCTTCTCTTGTTTCAGTTTCTCTAGTTTCGTTACTACGTAATTGATTTCGTGTCATTATTCTTCTCCCACGTTTAAGTTACATTTGTATAGTTGCCGTCTGCTCCTTCAACTTTGAGCTTTTCGGCAGCATATTGTTCAAGTGGTATATTCCATTTCTGAGCTAGTCTAACATCTTCTTTAGATAGTTTGACCTTGTTAGAACTGGACGGAGACAAACGTGAGGCCCCCGATACTACTTGAGCAGGTGTTGACGTACTTTCCTGCACACGTTCTTCAGCTTCTCCCACACTTGGAGAGAAAGCTTTTTTAATCCTGTTATCAATTTCCTGATAAAATTCTTCATCCCTTGGATCATATCCTTCTCCTTTTAATTCTGCATCTATTGCTAAAGCAGCAGCAGTTTTAACATTGTCCTGTCCAAACCAAGGATTTTTAGCTGCCCATTCTTCTGCTCTAGGATCTGAAGGAGGATTCTCATAACCAGCAGCTAAAGGTTTTGGTACATACTCTGGTATCTCTTCTTCTTCTGAAAAAGTTAATTTAGCAGATGCTACAGCTTTTAAATCATTCTGTGCTTCATTTAACATCTCTTGTGCTTTAAGAACTCTTTCTTTATCTCCTTCTTCAAAAGCTTCCATATAAACAGATCTGGCAAGCTCAAGTTTATCAGTTAATTGTTTCTCAGAAGCATCAAGATTTAATTTATTTACTTGACTAACTTCCTTATCTTTTGTTCTGAGGGTAGTTTCTAACTCCTCATTTTTTTGGATGAGAGCATTAATTTGATCTTCTTTATCTTTTCTTTGTCGAATAAGCTGCCTTATTCTTTTTTCAGCCCCCTTTGTTTCAATACCTTCTAACTCTGGTGGCTTCTCTTCTGTTTCAGTTTTAGTTTCTACTTGAGTTTTAGTTTCTTCTTCACTTTCAACTTCAATCTCAATTTCTTTTTGCTCTTCATTCGGGATCTCTACTTCACCCCATTCTTCTTTTTGTTCACTCATTTTAACCTCCGTTGTGTACGAGTTCAACGATTTAACGTAATAAGATATTATACCATAAAATTAACTATTTCCCAAATTAACTTGATCCTTTTCCTAAATTAAATGTTGGATCTAGATCTTTAGGATCTTCTACTCTCATAGTAATTTGATCATCAAAGAGTAAAATCATTCTTACACCTTTGTAAAATAACTTTGTTCCTGTATGTTTACCGTAACATACATGATCTCCTACATTACACCATGCTCCAGTTGGAAACTTATCTTTATCCATATAAGCTAGATCACCAAGAGATACTACTCTACCTACCGTTGTAAGATACGACATATCATCTTTGGTTGAATCTGGTAGAAGAATACCACCTTTAGTTTGGCTTTTAACAGATACTGGACGTACCAAGACATGAAATCCCGGTAGTTCAGGTAATACTTCTGGATCTTCTACTTCCTCTGAATCTGTAATCCATAGATCATTTTTAACGGATTTTCCCATTTGTACTTGTTGCATTAGTCTTCATCTTCTCCATATGTTCGTTTTTTAATGATATTAGTTATATTTGTTCTAGCCCAATCAAGACTTTGTATTGATCCTACAATCTGTCTATAGTGAGCATAATCTTCAGCAGTTCCATTACCTAGAGTAATTCTTAATTGTTGAATTTCATCTCCAAGTTCTTTTACTACTTCATCCCAGATATCCATCTGGAACTAGGAACCTCCCTTAGATTTGGGTGCTTCCCAAGACTCTTTGTCCCACTCATTAAGAACAGATCTTATGTTACGACCACCTGTCACATCTTGTGCATAGGCATCTCCAAAAGATTTAGAACTGTCCTTTACGTGAGAGGGATAACCTTTACCCTTCTTCATTTCTGCCATTTTAGTCTCCTTGTTTAGATTTTTCTATTGCTAGTTTTACTAAGGCTTCTAGACCTTTCATATCAAGATCTGATTGATCTTTATTTAAATTTTCTACTAGATCTTTCATAAGTCTTTGTTGAGCTACTTCTAGATCTATAGATTTTAATTCTACTTTAGCTTCTATATCTTTATCTATTTTTTCTTTTTTAATGTTATCAGATGATCCAGCTTTCAGCATATCTATTATCTGATCATTCTCATTTAACTCAAGTTGTTTGTTTTTAATTTCCATCTCAGCAGCTTGAACCATAGTATCAGATTCTAGTTTTTGTTTCTGTAATTCTACCTTGGCTTGTTCAAGAGCTACAAGCTGTTGCTCTGGAGATTGTGCTTGACCTAAAGCTTTATTAGCATTCATTACTTGTTCAGAAGCTTTAGCCATAACCATATCTATTACAGCAGGATCTTTTTGATTTTCTGCTGGCATTTGTTCTATAATACTTTCAGCTACTCCTGTCATTTGTTCTTGATACTTCATGACAGAGTGTTCTTGTATATTAGCTTCAAGTATAGGACGTATTCTCTGCATAACAGGATTAGCCCCATTCATAGGATCTTGCAGGTATGCCATCTTAACTTTCATATGAGCATCATGATCTTGACCCGGAAAGGCTGCTATAGGTATTCCCTTTGTAACAGCCATTATATCAGAAACTGGATCAAGAGCTTTTGGTTCTATCTTAGGAGGAAGTATCTCTTCAAGGTTTGGCATATTAGCAGCATTAAGTATTGTTCTATTTAATGCTTCAATATTAAACATACCGGGAGGAGATTGCTGTGCCATTTGCAGAGCCATATTAGCCATCATCATACGGTGGGCATTAGAAGGTATATTAGGATCTGATACTGGAACAATATCTATACGTCCATCAAAATCTTTTTTAAATATACTACGATCTTCAAATGGAACATCGTATGGATATTCATTAGGAAGATAATCATAATCTATCTTGGCTAATATTCTAAGTTCATCTTTTTGTGACTTATGTATTCGTTTATGTATAGCTGTAAAGAACTTACTACTGGCTTCAAGTAAAGCCATAGTTGTTCCTACAGGTCCATAGGAGGCAGCATCAGAGACAATCTGCTCTGTGCTGTCTGCAAACTTCTGACCAGCAGAAGCTACAAATTGGAGCATTGAGAATAGAGTTGAGGAAGGCTCTTTGTAGGGGAGAGGGATAATAGCCTTTGCAAGATCTACTCCAGTTGCTTCAACCTCCTTGAACTCACCGGGGGATATAGGTTCGTTATCACCAACCATCCTTAGTCCCTTGGCTTTAAAACCTCCCGGTAAATTAGCAAACTGTCCTGCATCTATAAGAGATCTCATTGCAGCAGTTGCACTCATAGTAAGATTACCAAGGAAGTGTATAAGTCCTAGTCCGTAAAAACCAAAGCCGGGTACAAATCTGTAGTGGACAAAATGACTTCTCTTTTCTACATTAGGATCATTCTGTTCATAGTTTCTACGAATACTTAGTACTGTTCTACTTTGTTCTTCTACTGTTACAATATATGGAAGAGATTGGTCATGCCCTTCTATATCTAAATAACAGTGTTGTTCTAATAATATATATTGAGGATCTTTATCTGAACTAGGAGAAATACCTAGTATAGTATCCATCTTTTCTGTGAAGGATGTTAAATTAGTTTGATTAGGTTCAGGTAGTTCGACATCTTTATAAACTCCTGATCTTATATCTCTTTCTAACTCTATAGGACTTTTATATATAACATGTGTATATCTATCTGCATTTCTAAGATCAGTAGCAAAATAAGAAATATAAAACTGATCTATAGGTATAAACTCTGATACAGGACGTTTAAGAGTAGAGTTATAGTATATCTTTTTGAATGCTGATCCTATTAGAGGGAGATGAAACAACATTCTTTCAAACTCATCAAAGTATTCTGGCATCTGCTCAGTTACCTGATAGTTCATAAAGTTCTGTACTCTATTAGCTTGTAACTGTTTATCAGGAGTTACCTTACCAAGTATATTCGCTTTTACGGGGCCACTACTCGGAAATAATTCTTGTGAAGCTTTTGATTGAAACTTTACGGCTGACTCAATAAGAAGTGGGTGTACGGCTGTACATGCTCCTTCAAAAGGTTCTGATCCCGGTTCAAGCTTAAGTCCCAGTAACTCAAAGCCTCTTTCAAACATAGACTCCCATTCACCTCTTGAGTCTTTATCTGCCTGATAGTTTTCTATAACATCCATAGCTATAGTTAATAAATCTTCTTCTTCCAGTGTCTCACATAAATCACCATACCATTCTGCAATTTCTTCTGAAGGTTCCATTATTGTTTCTTCAGAAGCAAAGTCTACTGTAACTCCACCATCATCTTCTACCTGAAAGGTAGCACTCATATCTGTCTCTTCAACTGGAGCCATAGGAACTACGTTAGATATTTCCTGTGGTATTTGTTCATATGGGTTTTTTTCTGTAGCCATTTTCTATCCTATGCAAAAATATTTCTACCATAGAGTGTATTTACTCTTTCTCTCATCAGTGCATCTAATGCTGAACTTGTGGTAGTTGGTTTTCCTTTTTTAGCTAATAATCCTTTTATACCTGTAAATTCTTCTTCTTCATCTACATCTGTAGCATCTGCTGTTTCTGTAGCAACTCTTCTTCTTTGAGTTGTTCGTGGTTCATTCCCTAAATTAGGTGAAGCATCTATTGCTGAATTAGCTAAAGATCCATCCTTACCTACATAAAAAGTTCCAGCAGGTGTTTCTAACATTCCTATAGGTCTTCCTATCAATCCTTGTACTATACTAAGTCCAGTTCCTAATAAACCGGGTAAACCTAATTTAACAGCACCCTCTACTATTTTATCTGATGTTGATATAGGAGTAAATATTCCTCCTCTTTCTTTCATATCTGATTGGATACCTTCTAAAGTTTTTGGATCAGTAGAACCACCCGTAAAGAAATCTCCAATTTTATCTAAAATTGATCCAAAAGTATTTTCTGCTTTCATTGTTTCTACATCAAATCCGTATGCACCTACTCCTTCTTTTTCTAATCTTTTTCTTTCTTGAAGACGTTTTTTTATAGGATCACCAAAATCATAATTTACTCCTTGTTCTAATATATCCATAAGTGTTCCTGCTGGACCACCATATCTATATCCTTCTCCTCTAAAACTAGCTCCAATTCCTGCATCAAAAGCTCGTTGCATATCTTCAGCAGCACCGGGAATTTTTAATGTTTCATTTAAAAGTTTTTCAGCTTCATTTATATCACCTGTTCTTTCTATCAAATTATTTAAATAAGTATTACGAGTTCTAGGATCTAATGTTCCAAGAGGTGCTTGGAAAGGAATAGTACCTGCTTGAAATTGTTTTTCATATTGTATAGCATCAGTAGGATCTAATCCTCCTGTAGCTGGTCCTTCTGGAGGAGGTGTAAAATCATCTTCTGTATAATTCATATCGGGTGTAGCTGTACCATACATATCTACATCATCTACACCAGCCATTTCATCTGTATAACCACCAAAAAAATCTCCATCATCCATAATATCTCCACCAGAAACTCTTCTAATAATAGGACCACCATAGGATAACTTATGTGGCTGCCCATTAATAACAAGATTATCTGGAATACTTGTTAAACCTTTATTCATTACTTTACCCCCTCCTTTATAGTATCTTATTTTAGCTTCTCTTCCCGGTATATCACTTTCTGCTAAATTTTTCCATAGATCATCAACATCTTTATATCCTAAACTTTTTGCAACATTATCTTTTTCTTCTTCCTCTAAGTCGGCTAGAGCTTTCTCTGCTTCACTTGCAAAAATTGTTCCCCAGTAAGGATTTTGCCTTCCTGACGGTAAAGTTTTAATACCTCCAGATAACATTTTATCATAAGCTGCTAGACCAAAATCTTTTAGCTTCTCTTCAGGTGTAAATAAAGATTGTCTTTGTCTCATAACATAATCTGTATCTGCTTCTTCAGCTATCTCTTCTTCTCTTTCAGGAGAGACAAATCCCTGTCTTTCTATTTCTTCTGCCTCTCTATTTAATATATTTTTATTAACTTCCTCTTTGCCCATTTTTTCAAAATATTCAGAGGCATCTATATAAGTTGTTATATCATTTGGATTAAATACATCAACTCCAGATTCAGCATATGCTTCTTGCATATCATCAGCACTTATACCATAATCATTTAGGTCTGTATATCCAGCATCCTCATCTGTATAACCACCCATAAATCTTCTAATAATAGGAAAGTCTCCTATAGAAGGTAAACCTCCTCCACCTTTCATACTAATAGTAAAGGAAATATCTGGTTTAGGACGTAGTTTATCCATTGCCATATCACCAGCCATCTTCATATATTTTGATTTGTGCATGCTATATTCCTCTTGATCCCCAGTTTATTATAACATATTATTAACCATTTCCCAAATTAAAAGGTCCAATACGTATTCTTTTCTGATCTAGGTTCATCTTCAAAGTCTGGATCGTCAGGGTGAGTAAGATGCCATGACTCTTTCATGTAGTGGATTGCCATTGTAAGTGCATCCACTTGGTCATCATGAGCAGCATTGGGAAACCTTATGAGTTCTTCTACCAGATCATCAGACCACTTCTTACCCTTGGGTATCCATAGTCTACCTGCTTCCATGATAGGAGAGGCTGCATATACTCTTGCTACCTTGTCTCTGTCAGGAAGATACTCCATTACTGGTAGGCCACCTCTTCTCATATCCTGTATTAGGGATTGACCACTTGCTTTCTTTTCTATCATACATACATCTGGTCTATGTTCATTGTATAGCTTTTGTGCTATCTTTCTAAGTTCTGGGTATTCAAATCGTCCTTTTATATTTCCCAGAAGTATTAACTGTGGTGCATACTGTTCATATCCCTGCTCATTCTGATCGTACATATAGAATATGCCCCATGTCTGGATAACACTGTAGTCTGCTGTAGTTCTGGTAGAGAAAGCTGTATCGTAGGTTTGTATTATAAAATCACATGGAGGTGGTTCAGGATCTGTCCAGTATTGTAACCATTTCTTTTTTATTAGACCACCTTCTTCTGGTGTAGGATCTTGCATATAAAGAGAGTTCCAATACCTAGCCCCATTACTAGCTTTGATCTCATTCTCATCTATTTGAAGTATATGATCTGGTTTCCACTCTGGAAAGTAACTACCACCTACAGGTAACTCCAGAAGATCTGCTGCATCCTCATCCAGCCATGCAGGTATCTTGATTACCTCCCAAGGAGTTGTTTCGTACTCAGACATCTCATCTTGCTGCTTTAGAAGCCATCCACACAGATCATCATAGTGAAATCGAGTATTGATAATGACGATAGCACCATTGGGCATGATCCGGGTTCTAAGACCTGCTGGATACCATTCCTTTATATACTTACGTCCTGCTTCTGAGTAGGAGTCTTCTTCTGACATTACATCATCTAGTATTGCTATATGTGCTCCACGACCTGCTATCTGTGATCGTACACCAGCAGCATAGTAAGTACCACCTTGATTTGTCTTCCACTTTCCTGCTGCCCTTACATCACTCCTTAACTGTACTCCACTAAAGACTTTGCCAAACTCCTCTGTATTGACAACATCCCTTACAGACCTACCAAAGTCAGATGATAGTTGATCACTATGAGATACAGTTAATATCTCATGTTGAGGATTACGACCTATATACCATGCAGGGAAAAGCTTAGAACATATAACTGACTTGCTGGAACGTGGAGGAAGAAAGACCATCAGTCTTTTAATCTTACCTTCTTCAAGATCTTTTAGTTTGTTAGATATTACTTCTATGTGTTTACCCATTCTAAAGTCAGAGACAATAGAAGGAGCCATCATTCTAACAAATGTTAGGAAATCTTTTTTTGATTCTTGTTGTATTTTGTTTGAGAGTAGTCCTTTTAATTGTATAAAAGGATCTAAATAGTTTTCTTCTAATTTATTCATAATTATATTATACACTAATAGTACTATAATTACAAGAAATATAATAAAAAATATTCTCAGTACTTCTATGAGTACATAAGTACCCGACATTGGTGACGATTAACCCGTAGATTTTTGAAAATATTTGAGAGGTCTGTATTATATATATAGTGTGTGTACGAATCTTTGAGGGGGGGTGGGGGAAATCCCGAAAACTCCTGTAATTCTTCTAGAAAGTTACTTGTAACTTTCAGAATTACAGGAGGTTAGAGGAAAAGGTTGGGTCAAATCATCTTGTCAATGCTCTTTCAGAGCATAATTAAACCCTTTCAGGGTTTGTTGAAATGGCCTAAGTCCTTGAAATCCGAAGGATTTTCAGAGATTTTCAAAAATCCAGAGGATTTTGTAACGTGACGATTTCCTACGGAAATTGACGATTTTCTGAAACTACTTACGTAGTTTCAGTTAACTCCTCTCTCCAGAAGAATACCTTAGTATTCTTCTTCTTAGGAGAGAGGAGAATAGGGCAATTCGGCCAGCCCAGAATGGTCGATTTTACTTGCAAAAGGAGGCCAAAAATGGCTAATGCAAACCAATCTTGGAAATACTTTGACACAAAAGCTAAATCTTGGAAGAAACTTCCAAAGGATAGCTACCAGAAATTTGCAAAGAAAGGGAATCCCATAGGGATTTTCTGGCTTTCCAAAGGGAAGGAAACTGGCTCTTACAAGGTCGTAGTGAACCAGAAAGCACTCCCGAAGGGAGTGGCAAGCAAGTTCTCTTACAAGACGGCACAGCAGGAAGTTGCTTAACTTGTCAAGAGAAAGAGAGGGGAGTCCTTCGGGACTTCCCTTTTTTTTAAAGCAAAAGCAGAGCCAAGCTGATTTATGTGGATATGCTTTTAAATATAGTTTTTCTATGACAAGTAATAATAATACTACTACGTAGTATATAGTATTATTATTACTTGAATTGTTGAAACGGAGGTCGAAATGTTTGAACTTGATTATTTTGAGAAAAGAATAGGTGGCATCTTGGTGGAAGATTTTAACCTATCTTGGAAAGAGGCTTTAGAGATTATAGAAAGGTTCGGTCACACCGACTTTTTTATAGAACTTGGAAGCATGGACAACAACGAAGTCAGAGAGGAAATCCAGCTTGGTATGGATTGTCTTGATTACTTCAAAGAAAGTATAGGGGGCTGAGATGGCTGTTAAGGACGTTGAGGGAAGCCAGTTTACAAAGGAGATAAGTGGGCTGGATTTGTTGGTTTATTTTATTGACCGTTTTAATATGACAAAGGAGGAAGCTATTCAAGAGATGGTCAATCATGGACACAAAGAAAGGTTTATTTCTGAGGTGTCTCTTATAAGAGATGAAGTAAAGCAGGAAAATTTGAAGGAATTTCTGAATGAAGTTCTTTATCTCTTTGGAGTAACGGAGGAAACGTCATGAGTTTTTACGTTTTCTTTGTGATGCCAGCTATGATTGTTCTTTACATAGTTGGAATTTTGTTAATCCCTTACATAACATAGGAGGTCAAAATGTTGGGACAAACTTTTAAAATAGTTTTAGAGATTAATGGAAGATTAGACTTTGTGACGGGGCCTATGGATAACGTAGATGACCACATAAAGTATCTTACTAATCTTATATTAGACGGCAGTTACACTGGTGTTTATAATGAGAAAGGTGAATTTGTATCTAAGAAAGAGGACTTAGAAAAGCAAGGACTGAAGGCTATAAAGCTTTTAGATGCCAAAGTACATGGAAGTGATTACCATAAACGGCTCTTGGAAGGCACTATGACAAAGAAAAATGGTGCTTGGGAAATGAAGTCTGACGAAGAAGTAAGGGAGTTTTTCAATGGTGAAAATGACTCCAAGTGAAATACAAAGCCACAATTTCCTAAAAGAACTTAGAAGGGAAAGGTGGTTTGTATGTTATCCACTTTTTACTTTATTAGTAATAGGTGGTGTTTATCTTTCATTCTTTAAAGGAGGTTAATATGGAGGATATTATTGAAAGGCTAAAAGCATTAGTCTTTGTTAATGAGTCCCAACCAGATAGTCTTACTATAAAGACTTCTGTTAGGGGTTTTGAGTTAGAGGATGAAGATGGTATTATAATTCATAATATCTATCAAAAACCTAATGATTAGTCTTTGTACTTCAAGTACCCTATGGTACTACTACGTAGTATATAGTACCATAGGGTACTTGGATTCAGCCAACAACGGAGAATAACATGGCAGAAATTACGTTACACAAATCTGATTTTAATTTTCATTGTAACACTTATGAAATAATCTGTGAGCAATTTGGAGTTTGGGGTAATGAACATGGTGAATACCCTGATGAAATTTCTTTAGGAGTAACTAAAGTAGATCGAACTAACTTAGTTGATTTGAAAGGATACAAATATGCAACTTAGATATAAAATATTTGGTAGAGAATTTATCATTCGACTTCGTAAACATAAATCCTTGTGGAAATTTCCACACAGGAAAACAATGTCTTACAGAGTAGATATTGGTAGACTAGTTTGTTATCTGTACGACAAAAATTCATTTCATAATTTAAATCGTATTATAGATAACAAAGGTAAGACAAGTGTAGCTTAATATCGGCCTCCCAACCTCGGAAGTGTCGGTGAAAGCTGGCACTTCCTCTTTTTTTATAAGGAGAATATCATGGAAAGTTTTAAGATTGAAAAAAATATCGAGATGCCTACTTGGTTTCGTAATGGATCAGGCTACAGAGGAATGTATCCCTTTGAAGAAATGGAAGTTGGTGATAGTTTTTTAATTCCTACTTCACCTAATAAATTAGAAAAATCAAGGTTATCAGTAGCTAATGCTGTTCTAGGTTATAGAAAAAGATGGAACAAAGGATTTAAAGGAGCCACCAGAACAGTAACAGGTGGTGTTCGTTTTTGGTGTATTCAAAGGGAGGAAACTGATGGTGACTAGAAAACACTTTGAAGATATAGCTAAGATACTTGGTAATAATACTATACCAGATAAACGATTTGATGCTATAGTACACGACCTAAGTACATTGTTTTATAAATATAATAGTAGATTTGATAGAGCTAAATTTTATGAAGCTATTATTAACCAAAAGAAAGAGGTGTAAGTATGTACAAAACCCACCAACGAATGATTGCTAAATTTTCTAAAGAAAGTCCAGACAATTTAAAATGGACAAAAGGTTTGGCTCTAACATCAATTCGTCAAGATTTCTGGCTCTTAAGGAGCCAGTTACTTGACCTTAAAGAATATGGTGTAGAGTCAAAGTACTTGTTTGGTTCTAAGAAAGCTGGTTGGGAATATATTATAAACAATAAACAAAATTTATATAACAAAATATATTCTAATAAAATATCTTTAGCTGAAAAATTATTAGAGGTAGCTAGTATTCCCAACATAGGTTTAGCTAAAGCTGGTTTTATATTACAACTTACATTAGGAAAAGTAGGCTGCTTAGATGTTCACAATCTTAATAGATTTGGAATACCATCAACAGTATTTAGACTAAACAAAGTAAAATACAGTACGGCTTTAAGAAAAGCTGAGTATTATATTAAAACTTGTGAGGATTTAGGTGGCTCTGAGTATCTTTGGAATAGCTGGTGTGAGTTTGTAGCTGAAAAGTATCCTTGGAAATACAAAAATGCTAATCAAGTATCAAGATTACACGTTGACCATATATTTAGTGCTGTTCAAGATGCCTAAAATATGTTATAATTCCATATAAATATTATTCAAGGAGAACAGCATGGACTTAGAAGAATTTATACAAGTTGGAGTAGGTATTGGTATTATCTGTGTAATGATAGTAGGTTGGTCAATTTTAATACCTTAAATAAAGGGGATAAGTGTTACGGTAGCACAACTGGCTCCAACCCAGTGAGATGGGGTTCAATTCCTCAATCCCCTGCCAATTTAATCTTTAGGAGATTGTTATGAGCAATGAACATAACGAAAGAATATTGGAAGAACTATTTTATAAACACCTAAAAATAGTTGAGAAGGATCTTGATTTACCTGAGATGGTAAAAGAAACTATAGCTACAGCTAGAGCTAGAGCAGAATGGGAGGAGATGGAGTAATGCCTAAAGGATTTACTTATTCACAGTGGAAGTGGTTTATGGAATGTCAATATACATTTATGCCTGATTGGTACTGGAATGAGGCAGAACGTATGGCAGAATATCAAAGATATACGGAGGAAAGTTAATGAGATTACCTGAAAATACTTTTTGGTTACTAATAGGAATAGTAATTATTATGTTACTGATGATACCAATTTTATATTATGGAGGGTACTATGGCTGAAGCATACCACGATCTTAAAAAATTATATATAGAAGCATCTAATAAAATCAATATGTTAGAGAAAGAAGTTAAGACATTACAAGGACAGTTACAAGAACAATATAAAGTAAGACAGGAACGATATGATGAAAGCAAGAAACAAGATAACCATACATCAAGTACCCTATAGTACTACTACGTAGTATATAGTACTATAGGGTACTTGGATAGGAGAATTTATCACATGGATAACAAACATACTGAGTTAATGCTACCCGTCAGAGAAGACGTTGACAAACTTATGAAAGAAGGTAATGATAGTCCAATAAAAGGTTGGGCTATGTCTAATATACTACTTAAAATACATGAGAAACATGGTTCAGAAGGTGTTAAAATAGCAAGAGAGTATATGGTAAAAGATTATGCAGGAATGAAAGGGGTTTAACATGAGCACTAACATAAATGTATTTAGAGCAGAAGATGTAGAAATTGTTAGGTCAAAAAGTGACCATACACCATCTCATTTTACAGATATAATTGTTACCTGTACTGATGGGACAAAACTTCAAGTTGAATTGTTTAGTGATAACAGGCTACCAGTTAGAGAAAGGTTAGAATAATGTTGTTACCCGATTTTAAAAATGCAGATGAAGTAAAAACTTTTTTATCATATCAAGATGGTGGTGACTCTTGGTGTTTTCAAATGGTAGAAGAGTTTATTGGTATGTGTGGATTATCTGTGGATAATCTAGAAGGTCTTGATATTAAAGAACTTAATGGTTGGTTGGAAGATGAGTTAGGTTCTTTTCAACAAGGTTATGAGGAATATCTTGATGGTAAACACTAAGATAAAAGATATAATCATATTTACTTTAGCAAGTACTGACTTATATATTTTACAATTTATATTTCTTTAGGAGAAAAATATGTTTGACCATGACAAAATAAATTTTGAAGTAGAAAAATTTCCTCTAGTAAATCAGTGGACTGAGGAGCTTGGATATCATAAAGAAGATACAATACCAAAAAGTATTGGTATGGGTATCAGACGTAAGGATACTAAGGAACCTTTAGGTATAGTATCACAAGACTATTTTCCTGTACAGTATAGAGAGATAGTTGATGGTGTAGAGCAAGCCTTAAGAAGGGCAGAGCTAGACTTAAC